GCGTAGTACGTGCTGCACCAGCGTTAGCGTCATCTATTAACGTAGCCCCATAGGTAGAGACTGTAGACGCTACTAATGCTGCGTCTGCCTTGGCTCCCTGTGCTGCCGTTGCGTATGCACTGGCTGCTGTAGTCGCTACGTCACCTAAGCCTAGTGTAGTCCTAGCTGCGGCTGCGTCTGCATCATCAATCAAAGATGCGCCATAGGTAGAGACGGTGGAAGCCACGAGAGCTGCATCTGCTTTAGCGCCTTGCGCTGCTGTAGCGTATGCTGTAGCTGCTGTTGTAGCTGCTGTACCTAAGCCTAGATTACTTCTAGCTGTACTCGCGCTTGCTAAGTCCGATAGGTTGTTAGCTTTAAGTGCTGATGCTGCTAATGTACTAGAGGCCGATGATGCACTAGAGGCTGCTGCTGTTGCGCTTGTCGCTGCATTGCTTGCTGATGTACTAGCTTCCGATGCTTTAGTTGACGCTGTTGACGCGCTGGTGCTTGCGCCACTAGCTGATGTGCTTGCTCCTGATGCACTTGTACTTGCTTCAGATGCTTTGGTTGTTGCAGTGGATGCACTGGTGCTTGCGCCGCTGGCTGATGTACTTGCCTCGCTTGCCTTGGTCGTAGCTGTAGATGCTGACGTACTTGCTCCACTGGCGCTGGAGGCTGAAGCTGTAGCTGAGTTAGCTGATGCTGTCGCTGATGTACTCGCAGCTGATGCTGATGTACTCGCCTCAGATGCTTTGGTTGTTGCAGTGGATGCGCTAGTACTTGCTCCACTCGCTGATGTGCTTGCGGCGCTTGCTGATGTGCTTGCTGATGAAGCCGATGTGCTTGCTCCACTAGCAGATGTTGATGCTCCTGAGGCTGATGTACTTGCCTCACCCGCTGATGTACTAGCGCCTGAAGCACTTGCTGCTGCATCACTTGCTTTCGTAGTCGCTATTACAGCCTGTGCTGTTACTAACGATAGTGTGGCATCCGTATTGGAATCACCTGCACCACCATCACCTCTGAATATAGCCATTAATAGCCCCTAGGAAAACAAAAGAGTAATATAAATAAAAGGGGCTCCCAGAAGAAGCCCCAGTTTGTTACTAAGCGTTTACTGCTAGAACTATACCAGCGTCAGGACGCAATACCTGAACACCATACAAAGTATCGGCAGTGTAGAGAGTTCCTAACCACTCCTGCTTGTACTGAGTTTGTGAACGGATAGCCTGTTGCTCTGCCAAGACCATAGTGTCTTTGTGACACAAGATAGCAGCTTTAACAGCTCCGCCAGCAGTGTTTTCTGCGGCAGTTTCAATGGTAGGCAAGTTGCTTGATACATATACGTCAATTCCGTACAAGTTACCAATCTTACCGTTCTGAACGCCACGGCCTTCAACAAAGTCTGAAGACATATAACGATCAACACCCATTATTGCATTACGCAATGAAGGTGGTACAGTGAAGGTACGGTTGTCCATAGGAACGTCTGCATCGTCAAGCTTCTGGATAGCGTCACGGAATCCTGCATCGTTAAACACGTCAGTAGAAGCTACCTGATCTAGTGCATAAGTCTGGATACCAGTGCTGCCGTCAAAGCTATAGACTGCGGAGTGAACCCAATCAGTGCCATCGCCATCTCCAAAAGACTTACCCAATGCAATCAGGTCAGTGTCCACTTGCTTGGCTAGGCCGTAACCTGCGTCACCTGTGTAGAACTGACGGAGAGAAGCAAGAGCTTGAACTTCCGTGATGTCTTCAATCAAACGAGAGAATTCATAGTGCTTGTTAATGTTAATCAAAACTTCTGACTCAACAGAGTTCTGGATGGTTACAGCTGTGTTAGCTGCTTTAGCAGTAGCAGTGCCACGAGTAGGCTTAGGGACATGAATAACATCGCCTTTCTTACCTGTCATGCTCATCTTCTTAACGAGATTAGCCAATACTAGATTGCTTTTATATGCAGCAACAACTTCGTCACTCCAGATTTCTGGGATGAACTTAGCTGCGCTGGTGTTGTCTACAAAACCCGCCGTTGCGGGATATACTGATGTTGCCATGATAATACTTCCTTTCTATAAAAGAGTTTAGTTACGGACTCTTCCTTCTTGATATGCTTGCATGATTTCATCACTCAAGGATAAATATCTTTCGGGATCGTCCTGCATAAGTTTAATAATGTCTGAACGTCTATAGACTTTTCGTTTAGCCGCTTCCCCGCTGCCTTTAGCGTTACCTGTTGAGGCTGCTTTAACTGCGGTTTTACGACTAGCTTTTTCATTAGCGGCAGTTTGAGTTACTACTTGTTGACGTTCCTTCCAGTTAGTGAAAAGTTCATCAGCAGCTTCATAATCATACTGTGTATCTGCCTGTGCAAAAAGCTGTGTACGAATCTTTGACCCTTTGATCCAATCAACAAACTTAGCGTCAGTTAGTATAGTCTTCATATCAGGATGTTTCTCCTGTAAGTGGGACTGTGCTGTTGACTGCTTATACTGCTGAGTTACTTCTTCAGCTTGTTTAATTGAAGGATGATTCCTAATTGCTCTTTCGACAGCCTTGTCGGGATCAGAGAAAAAGTCTATGTCTTCTTCAGGTTCTTGGGTTGCTGGTGTTGTTGTGTCGAGTTGTGTCTGAATATAGTTATCAACAACTGATCGTAATTCCCCTACTTCACTACTTTGGCGGCCAAGTAACTTTTCAGCTTCTTGGTGCATCCGTACAATATCAGCAGTGCTTTTTCCTTTGTACTTGTCGGGGATGTCATCTTTAGGTGGGGGAGTCTCCTGTGTAACAGGTTCCGCCTCTGTAATCTGACTTACTTCTTCATTTGCGTTGTCAATTTTTTGCTTTTCTTCTTCTTCAGTACGCTCGTCTATTAGTCTTGCCATTATTAAACTCCGTGAGTAATCTCATTATGGAGGTGTATTATACAAAGCTTCCATTATTCAGAATTGGCCTTGCGTTCTTGCTTAAGCTTCTGTTCTCTGTTTCTTTCCCACTTTCTAGTAGCACCCATAAAATCACCAGAGATAGGATCGAGACGTGAACGAACAGGAGATATAAGTTTCTTAGACATTGCCTTACAATCAAGACAAGGAATGTGTGTACAATCAGAGTTAGCCATGCGTTCATTCACATGGCCGTTCTCACATTCAAAATCAAACAGCAAAGCCATTAGGCTGCTTCTTCTGATTCTTCTGTGGCTTCCTCTGCTTGTATACTTTCTTCGGCTGCTTCAATCTGAGCTTCTAAATTAATAATATTTGCGATAATGGACAGTTGCCCTTTACGGAAGTACATATCGTTATTATCTTTAGTTGCTTCAACTGAATTAATAACATTTGCGTTATTTGCAAGATCTTGTACTAAAAGTTTAAAACCTGCGTTTGCAAATAGGTCGCGGTATGTGTTATAATATTGTTCTAGGTCTTTATCAATCATTGACTGTTTCTCCAATAGGACAGTTATTTAAGTAGTGTACCTACCTATTATATCATATTAGACTGATAAAGTCAAGCTATTTCTTTTTTTTTACTTTTTTTACTGGTTTTTTGTAGATAGCGTCCCAATTACTTGAGAACTTCTTTGAGTCTGCTGTCTTTCGTTGACTGCTACCTTTGCCACCATGTGTTTGACCTTTCATTTTTTCTTAGCTGCATTCTTTCTATACTTCTTAGCGCCAGCTTCATCCCGTAAGGCTTGAACAGCTACTTTAGCTTGTTTAGCTGTGTGTGGCATCTCTCTTGCATGAGCAGTTTTAAGAATACGCTGGTCTAAAGGTTTAGAAGAAGAAGAAGAAGTTTCTTTTTTCATTGTGGTAGTCCAAAAGGTTGTGCTTGCGGTTGCGGTTGAGGCTTAGGCTGCTGAGGCGCGGAGGCGGGAGCAGCTTTAGATTCCTTAGTAGCTATTTCTCTTTCCTTAAGCATTTGCTTGGATATTTCAATACGCTTTTGGAACTCTTTATCATCAGCATCTCCAGCTTTAAGGTTAGTTGTTACAGCCTTGATGCGATCAATCTCAAGCTCTTGTGGTATAACCTGAGCTTCAACAGTAAGTTTCTGCGCCCTTGCAGCTGACTCTTGTGCTTGACCATTAAGTGCAGCGGACTGTGAAGCTTGGAAAGCCAGCTGAGCTTCCTGTGCCTGTTGTGCTGCTTGTTGTGCCGCTTGTTCAGCTTCAGGGTTAGGAGTATTAGCTTGCTCAAGTACCTGAATAAGCTCTTCACGATTGCTTAGGTTCATGTTATCAATAATAGACATAACCAGCTTAGGATACATAGGGGTGTCTGGAGACATGGTTTGCAAGAGTTGTACTAACTGAGTAACTTCGTACTCACGAGCAATGATACCTAGAGAGCTTGACGTATGGAACTTGTAGTCAGCTACTGGGTACATCTCAGGCTCAAACTGCATATAACGCCATGCTGCCTTGGTAACGAAAGGTATTAGGAATGCTTCTTGGAAGTTAATCAAGGTACGTTTATGGCGCTTAATGATAGCACCTAGTGACATAGAGACACCAGCAGCCGTAGACTCACCATTGATTGAACCAGCTATACCAGCGGAATCAATAGCGCCTGTGGCTGTTTGTACCATTGTTTGTAGAGCTTGTGCCTGTGCAAAGGTAATCTGATTGACTTGACCAAAGTTAAATGGCTGTAGTATCTCAGAAGGATTACCATTGGTTAATATAGTTTTTCCTGGCTGGATTGTAGGTTTAGCAC